AAATCTGTATATTTTGCAGACAAACCATATACCGATTTTTTAAAACATAATTATGTTTATAAATTTGCAAAAGATAATTTAAGTCCAAAATTACATGGGAATCTTGATTTAAATTTTAACATAGGGCCTAACGAAATCGGCGCAGTCCATTTTTCTGCGTATGATATATTAGAGACAATTAAAAGTCATCTTCCGAATGTAAAACATATAGATGCAAAAATTGTAGAAGTTGAGACTACGGAAAAAGGTATATCAAAATTAATAGATGAAACTGGGCAAGAATATACTGCAGATTTATATTTAGATTGTTCTGGATTTAAGAGTTTATTATTAGATAAAGTAACAGAGTCGGATAATTATGAATCATATAGACCATGGCTTTTTAATGATAGATCTGTGGTAATACAAACACAATATAAAGACCCAAAACAAGAATGCCATCCATACACTAAAGCCACTGCTATGAATTCCGGGTGGGCATTTAAAATACCCATATTTACTAGAATAGGTAATGGTTATGTATACAGTAGTAAATACATTTCAGATGCAGATGCAGAAAAAGAATTAAGAGAACATCTGAATGAATGGGAAAGTCCTGCGAAATTTATAGACATGAAATGTGGACGACATAAAATTATAGCATCCAAAAATGTTTGTGCTATAGGGTTAAGTGCGGGATTTATAGAACCGTTAGAAGCAACTACTTTGTCATTTACCACTCTTTTAACCAATCATTTGGTATTTGGTTTAAACCGACAAAGTAATATTTGGACTGATAATTTAATGTATGAAATTAACGAAGAGTTTGATACAACAATTGACGAATTTTTTACTTTTGTCTGGTCTCATTATTATTTTTCAACTAAAAACGATACTGAATATTGGAAAGACATTAGAAAATTAAAGGTTGACGATTTACCAGAAAATATAAAATTGCACCTATTAGATTATTATCCTTTATGTACAGAATTTGTGTTTACGGATCTTAATAGACATTTTTCGGCAACGCAATGGTTTTCTGTAATAAATTCTGTAGATACATACAAAGGATCTTCTACAAGATTAACAAACGAAGAACAAGAATATTGCAAATACTCATTACGTCTTCAAGAAAATAAATACAAAATTGCTAAAGAATTTTGTATGAATCATTACGAATATTTACAACAATGGTATAACACATGACTACATTAAAAGAACTAACTTCAGAAAAACATAGAGAAGCCGAAAATCAACCTTTTCTTAAATCTATATTTGCAGGTAATGTTGATAGGAAAAAATATTCAGAATATCTTTACCAACTACTTTATGTTTACAATGTCCTAGAAAATAAAGCAGACGATTTTAAATTGTTTGAAGGTATAGAAGATATTAAACGAGCTAAACAAATAGAATTAGATTGGGTAGAGCTTGCAAGAAACGATCCAATACCTAGACTAAATGCATCTACTATAAATTACTGTACATATCTAAACGAATTAACCGATAAAGATAAAATAATGGCTCATGTATATGTTAGACACATGGGCGATTTATTCGGAGGGCAAATGCTTGCTAAATTATTGCCCGGTAATAATAATATGTTTAAGTTTGATAATATACCTACATTGGTAAAAGGTATACGAGAAAAAATAGATGTATCTATGGCGGATGAAGCTAATCTAGCTTTTGAACACAACATTAATATGATTAAAGATTATAATGATTGAAATATTCCCACAAGCAAAAGAACTATCCAATAAAATTATTTCCAAGTTACAACGATATACTATTGACGAAATAGATTTAAAATATCACCATAATGATTTGAATTTTACTTGGGAAAATTATCTTTGGACAGATAAAAACTTTCGTCGCGCGCATGTAGAAATTGTGGACGCGTCAGAATCTAAAAAGATGTGGGTTATGCATATGTGTATCTTCCCTCATTATAACTGTCCCGATCCTATATTTGGTTTTGATATTGTATGCGGTAAAAATAAAATTACCGGAGCATTTCATGATTTTTCTATTAGCGGAGAATCACAAATGAACAAATGGTATCGTAATAAGATGTCGGAAATTGAATGGAATAAGCCGAGGGAATTGCCAGATTGGGCAAAGCGTATTTTTAGTCCAAATATGTTAGCCGCGGGTAATATTCAGACACAAGAAGAATTAGATCAACTATTTAAAACAGTTATTGACAATCTAGATTATTATCTTTATAATGTAGGTGTGCCCTATAGTAATAGGGATTATAAAGAACAACATAACAATTATTGTAGAAATCAAAAAATGAACCCGCATACACCTGCAATGATGATTAACTTTGGAATTGAAAAAGAAACATTTATGAAATTCATGGATGACGTACTTTTCGTAGAAACCGCATGACCGACGAATTACAACAATATATCCTAACGGATACTTTAATCATAACTAAAAAATTTAGATCACCTAATGAATTTTCTCTTTATATCGAAGAACGAGTAGCAAAAGAAAAGTTAGGTTATATGGATGCAGTTATACAATATTGCGGAGAAGTGGATATTGACGTTGAATCTATCTCTAAATTGATTAATCAATCGCTTAAAGATAAAATTCAAATAGAAGCAGAAGAAGGAAACTACTTCAAAAAACGAGGTAAATTACCACTGTGATTATGGATGAATTCTCAGTCTATAAAATGTACATTGCCCTTAAGTTGCATTTTACTACGGACAATTATGATGTCATTGCTCAAAAAGGCAAAGTTAGAGCAAGCCGACAAGCCTTTGCTAAACGCAAAGATCTTTATTCTATTAAAAAAGTATCCAAGACATATTCGGATGAGGAAGTTGCTAATTTCTTAATAGCAAATTTTACATCCGGAGATCGTTGGGGCGGACTATTTGATTCCGAAGCCAGCGAACGATATCAAGAGTGGAAAAAGCGAACAGAAAGCTTAACTTATATTTTTACAAATGATCTAGACACATTGATGCTAGAATTGGAAAAAGAAAATATGAGTATTGAAGATGCTTTTAAGATTACAAAATCCCAACACCCATATATAATTAAAGCATTTCTTCGAAAAACTATAACACTAGAAACATTAGTTATCCTTGAAAAGATATTTCCTTTCACAGGATATTTTGATAGTAATATAGGAGATGATGTAATGTGGCCAGATATTTCTAGATTGATTAGAAAATATAAACCTTTTTTACGTTTTGATAAGGAAAAGTACAATGGAATTTTCAGAAACAGAGCTGGACTTGAATGCTCAAAAAATAGCTAAGCTTGAAAAGGAATTGGACGAAACCAGATACATACTTGAACAATGTATTGCATCTATAAAAGAGACACAGAGGTACTTAATTAAATTATCATACAATCAATCCGATATAACCAAAAGACTTGCCAAGTGGCCATACATTGTCGTTAACACCGAAAGCGACGAACAATAACATTTTACTAAAAGGAATAAGGAGCCTTAAATTTTAAAATGAGCATCAAGAAAAGAAATTTAGATTTGGATCGCGAGAAAAAAATTCGCGGAATTAAGAAGAAAAATGCTATAGACAAGCATAAGAATCTTATATATAATATAGCATCTTCTAAAAAAATTGAAGATGAAGAAACTGAATTAGATTATGATTACGCGACAGTTATTAAAATCAAACGACGTTAATACAACTTATACACTTAATACAACGCTATACAAAGGAGATTATTATGGCATTCACATCACTATCTGATCTTAGAAAATCCCGCGGCGGATTTGACTCTTTAATGAAAGAAGTCGAAAAGATCGCAAACCCCCAATCAGAATCACGTGGCGCAGACGATCGCTTCTGGCAACCAGAAGTAGATAAGGCCGGTAACGGTTATGCTGTCATTAGATTCTTGGCACCACCTAAAGGTGAAGATCTACCATGGGTTAGAATTTGGAATCATGGATTTCAAGGTCCAACCGGCAAATGGTATATTGAAAACTCTCTTACCACTTTAGGTAAAGCAGACCCGGTTTCAGAATTCAATACTGAGTTGTGGAATTCAGGTTCAGAAGCAAATAAGGAAATTGCTCGTAAGCAAAAGCGCAAGCTAAGCTATGTTACCAATATTCTTATTGTTAAGGATCCTGCACATCCTGAGAACGAAGGAACAGTTCGCTTGTATAAATTCGGTAAGAAAATCTTTGATAAGATCAAAGACGTAGCAGAACCTCAGTTCCAAGACGAGAAGCCAATGAATCCATTTGACTTCTGGGAAGGCGCAAACTTCAAATTGAAGATTCGCAATGTAGAAGGTTATCGTAATTACGACAAGTCTGAATTTGATTCTACAAGCCCAGTATCAAATAGCGACGATGAAATTGAAGCTATCTGGAGCAAGCAACATTCTTTGACAGCTTTCTTAGATGAAAAGCATTTCAAGTCATATGATGACTTGAAGAAGAAGTTGGAAATGGTTCTTGGTATCGGTACCACTATGGCACCAGGTAAGAAGGCAGACGAGATTGATCTTGACGAACAAGTTTCAAGCGCTCCTACTTCCAAGCTATCGGTTGTTCAAAACAAACCAGCAGTAAAAGCACCAACTAAAGAAGTAGACTTTGATGACGACGATGAGTCTTTATCTTATTTTGCTAAATTAGCAGAAGATTAAAATTTAAATTTTAGCCCCGCCCTGTGCGGGGTTTTTCACGTTTAGAAATAACGAC